TCATATCAAACCTTCAATCTTCTAAATTTATCTCTGGTATTTGTTTCCGACTTATCAAATACAGGTTCGTCTTGTCCAGAATCGCTAATATCTACTTGTGCTGATTGTTCAACATCATACAATTTCATCTTTGATCTGTCAATACCTATTGCAAATCTTTTATTGACTGTAGGATCGTTATATCTGTTCTTTAGTTGTTTGACAATAATCTGTCCCAAGGCTTCCAGATTTTCATTTGTCTGGAGTGCAAACATAAAATCGGCTGTTGCAGGAAGACCAAATGATTCAGAAGTATCTGTTAGTTCAATATCAGAAGATGAATAACCTTGTCTCGTTGTCTGTGTTGCTGTAACAAGTGGAATGTTATATTCAACTGCCATTCCACGAAGTTCTTCTGCAATACTCTTGACATAAGTGTAAGAGTTAACACCACCTCCTGGTTTGATGCGTGCGGACATACAGATATTCAGATAGTCAATAAAGATAATATCTGGCTTGAATGACTTCTTCAAATTCAATTCGTTCAGTAATGACTTGAAGTGGATCGTTGAAGCACCAGCAGTTGGATATTCTTTAATGATAAGTTTACCGTCTGTCTTTTTCTTTAGACGATTGGCCTTCTGTTCATAAAGTTCCTTTGGAAGAGCAAGCAAATCTTCAAACGTAATGTTCATTAAATTGGCGTCAATGCGTTTTGCAACTTCTTCTTCGGCCAATTCTAAAGTGATATACAGAACATTCTTGCCAATGTTTAGACAAGATGCTGCGACATGACACATGAACAAAGATTTGCCCACACCAGTACCTGCGAGAGCAACGTTTAAAGTTTTCTTTGGCAGTCCATTCTTAGTAATCTTATTGAAAAATTCTAGATCAAATGGAATTTTTTCTTCAACTCTATGATAGTACTCATACCTTTCATTAAACTCTTCAAGATAGTCATGACCAACATTAGGATCAAAAGATATTGCAAGCGCATCTGAAAGAAGTTGTGGAATGGCTCCCTTTGTGAGAGAGCCATTCTTGTTATTCATGATTTCAATTGAAGTACTGATTGCATGATAGATTGCTTTTTCCTGACAGAACTTTTCGGTATTATCTACCAGCCAGTCTAAGTTAGTATCAATCTTATCAGTGTTCAATTCCTCAATTGTCTTGATAATTGATTTTGCTTGTTCTTCAGTGAGAGAACCGAGATTATCAACTTCAATTATTAAAGCATCTGATGTAGGTAGATTGTTATATTTTAGAACAAAGTCATTTATCTCTTTGAATAATACACGATCTTCTGCAATAGTGAAATACTCATTCTTGATGAATGGAAGAACTTTACGAAGATAGGTTTCGTTCCTCATTAAATTTTTCAGAATCATTTTCTCTATTTGCATACTGTTGTGTCTCCAATGATTCAAGTATTAAATGATTAAGTAAAATGCCTAGATGTTGTGAGAATCTGGTATCTTTGCGCAATTGTGTCTCTGTGTGATTACCCATTTCAATCAATTCATATTGATATTGAAGAACTGCCTCGTTTTCTTCTTTTTCGCGCACAGAAACTCTAACATAACGAAATATAACATTCTTATAAGGTCCTGTCAATATTTCTATTGCAACAGTGTCACCAGATTCTGGCTTTGTTAGGTCATCTCTAAATCTAAAATCATTAACTCCAATCATTGTTCATCTTCCTTCTGTATTTCTGCACCATAAATAAATTCACTCTTACATCCGTCATCAATTCTGTCTAGAATTTCTTTAGTGAAAAATTTCTCAGGATTCTTTTTGATTGTGGATTCAAACTGCTTACTACCATCAGGAAATTCATACTTGGTAGATACCTTTTTAACGATACCAAACTGTTCTGCAAGATCAAGAATGCCATAATATGGATCAAGACCAGTAGCATAGTTTAGCCAAGTTTCAACTTTCTTGTCTTCAATAGTTAATCTTGCTTTCTTGGTATGTGCAGTAATGACTGCGCCGGTGCGTCCATCATCATCATCTAACATCTTATCCTTTTTCTTTGAAAGGAAGATAATTGTAGAAGCCGCATATTCTAATCCAGAACCACCGCCCATTTTCTTGGTAGGAACATATGCACCAACTTGATCGTAAACGTGATTAGTTACAATCAGAGCAACCTTAGCCTTACCTAGTTTTAGGGTGAGAACGCGAAATGCGCCACGAATAAGTTGTGCGCGTGTCATATCTCGCGTATCCTTACCGTCTGCAATGTCTTGCATTTCTTTTTCAGTTGAAAGATTACCGAGTGAGTCTAGAACAAAAATCATAGGCTTACGCTCTTTCTGTTCCATATACTTATCAAGTATTTTTACAGCCTGTGTGCGAAATTCTTGAATAGTTGCAACTGGCATGATGGCAATACGACGAGTATCAATACCACGATCTGCTAACATAGACTTAGATATTGCAGACTCAGATTCAAAGTAGAATACAAATCCCTCAGGATTATCTTTTAGAAACTGGCGACAAATATTGATTGCATAAAATGTCTTACCAGTTGATGGTTCACCAGCAAACGCTGTTACTTTATTGGCAGGAATACCGCCATAAAGCGATCCAGAAAGAAGAGCATTAAGAGAATAACTACCGGTATTGATAAGCCCAGTAACGTCACCAGATTCAATACCATCTTCCGCAATTGAAGCATACTCATTACCTGTCTCTTTAATTAGAGTTGAAAAAATATCCATATAAGTTTCTCCTTATTAACCCAACCTTACAATGTCGTCCTCTTCGCACACTGTGCCGCACTGGACTTCTATTATGATTAGTTGAATGTTTGATGTGTTAGTGATTTTATGTATTGCCTTAATTGGCACTACAAAGGTATCACCACGTTTGACCTTAAACTTTTTTTCATCAAGTATCACTTCACCAAGACCTTGAGTAATTGCCCATGTTTCGCTACGATGATTATGATATTGCATAGAGATTGATTTATTAGATTCAACGATCAGTCTCTTTACTTTATACCATGGACCTTCATCAATTACTTCCCATGTTCCCCAAGGTCTTTCTGCATATTTAGTCATAATGACTCCTATCCAAATAGAGTATTTACATGCTCCGTCTTCCAACCAATACTATTCAATATAAGTTTTAGTGGTTCAACAAAAGTCTTTTCATATTGAGTATTATAGTCTATATACTTCGCAATGTCAAACTCTTCTGGTATAGAAATAGGAAAGGAAATGATATCACTTTGAATAGTGTTAGGCTCTTTCAAATATATATACTTAATCTTCTCACCTTCCTTGATTAGTTCGTATTTCTTAGTGAGATTGTGCTTTTGTAAAAGATGATTATAGATCAACGATCCGCGAACATGGATAGGCGTCTTTTCACCATATATTTTATTACCAGCACCTTTATACTTATCTAGACCATTTACACCGCGAGGAAAGGCAATGTCCATGATAGGTAATGTTTTAAACTCTTCCCGAAATGCGTCAATGAAGTCAATAACATCATTTTCTGTTCCATTGAATATAACATCAATAGACTCTTTAAGTTTTATGCGACACGCAGTCGGAGTTGAAGACTTGATCATTTCAAGCCCCATTACTTTAATCTTGGGTTCTTTATATTGCACACCTTCATTGTTATGAACGCGAAGAATATAACGCTTCTTTGCTGTCCAAATACCTTTATCAGATAGGGCTTCACGCTTCATAATCATTTTTTGTGCGAAGGCATTAGTATATTCAGCAAGTTCTGAATAACTTTTGTCAATAAACGATTGAATTTTAATTTTGCAAATTTTATCCATGAAGGATATAACGCCTGCTGTTGTGTAAGACGGATTCTCTTTAATATAAGTCTCACTGACCAATTCATCAAGAGAAAGATAAATTGAATCCGTATCAGATGCAATGACATAATCTTTATCCTCAGTTTTTAGAATTTTGTTCATATATTCGTTTAGTTTTTTTTCAATCCAGCGAATTGACAACTGGCCGCTGGTTGTGATAGCAGTTGCTTGACGAATATCAAAAAATCTAAAAAATTCATTACCTAGAGCACCATATGCTGAATTTAGACACACTTTCTTTGCTAATTGTAAGTTGTTATATCTTGCAATTCTTTTTTCAATTTCATATCTTTCATTTGGATCACTTACTTGCTCCAATTCTTTCTTTGCTTCAATTGCTTTATCTTTATATACCGATCTATCATTATACATTGTTTCCATCATCTTTGGCAAAAAGCCTTGTTTTTCTGTAGAGAAAAAATGTCCATTAGGAGTAACAGTTGAATTAACTTTCTTTAATGAAGAGGTATCAATCTGTTTAAACAACAGACTATCAACACCAATACCTTGTTTACGAACTGCGAAATGCTGCTCTTTCCATGATTCAGGATTTATAAACGTTTCTGGACTTATATTGTATTGTATTATCAAATGAGGATACAGAGAGTTTAAGTCAAAAGACGCAATCCAGTTGTACATTCCTGGCTTTGGTTCTTTTACATATGCACCAATGTACGCAGAATCTTTGCTGTGCGATATTGTAGGAGGAATAACAATGTTTTGTTGTTTTAAGTTATTATAAATGAGGACATCCCACATGCGAACCTGTGTAAACACATCACTATAATTTGTCTTAGAATCATATGCAAGAGTAAGTGCAAGTTCAATCAGTTTTAACTTATCATCTAATTTCTCAACAAGTTCAACGTCACGAATGTTATATTCCATAAACTTTTGAAAATTATCGCGATACAAGGTATGCAAACTTCCGTATTCGTCATATGAAAGTTTGCGCTCACCCAATTCAACATGAGCAATGTTATCAAGTTTATATGATTCCTGAGACTTACCTTCAGGAGCATATTTCTTGTACATATCAATATAATCTAGAGTTGCGATGCCGCTCAATTCATATGCGGTATATGTCTTTGTTACGCTGACATGTACTTGGCGGGCCGAGATAAAATTCCATGGACTAAGGCGCTTTGCCTCTTGTTCGCCAAGCAACTTCGTTATACGATTAACAATGTAGGGAATATCAAACTGTACAACGTTCCAACCAGTAATGATATCTGGATAGTCACCAGTCCATTCATCAATAAATCGCTTGATTAAATCAATTTCATCGCGGCATTTAAAGTATTGAACATCATCGCGTGTATTATTGAAATTGCCACAACCAAACACAACAAACTTACCATTACTATTCTTCATAGTAATAGCAGTGATTGGTTCGCGTGCATCAGCAGGCTCAGGAAATCCATTCTCTGAACCTACCTCAATGTCTATATTGCAGATATTAATATGATCAATATCCCAATCTATATCGTTTTCAAATACGTCCGAGATATAAGCATATTCGTAACGTTGCATTCCATAGATTTTGAAATTGTCAACGCCCTCGTATTGCTTGACAAAATCACGACACTCGCGTATATTTCCTGGTTTTATCTCTTGAACATAATCGCCCGAAATTGTTTTGAATCCGCTAGGCTTTTGCGAAGGAACATATAGAGTTGGATTATAATCTAATTTTAGTCTTACGCGCCTACCATTATCTATACCGCGATAAAGAATTTTTGAGCCATACACTTGGACATTCGTATAAAAATTTTTCATATTTTTTCCAATTTTCTTCTTTGTTCAACAGTCAATCCTAACACAGTCAATGCGTCAAGTAAAGCGCATTCTCTAATAGCACAAGCGGCGGCCTCTATCTTTCCATCTCTTTCACGAGATTTATGATAGAGCCGCCACTTTCTTGTTTCTTTAAATAACTTTAAAATTTCTTCCATTAAGGAACGATGATGGAAGGCTTGTCTGGAAGAACAAGACCAGAGAACATTGAATTATACTGATTAATGAATTCCGTT